AGATTGTTGGCATATTGAATGTCAGCCGAAACGATGTTGCCCAAGTTTGTGCCATTGCGTTTGATCGAGCCGTTGAAATGCCCGAAGCGTTGCAATGCCCAGCCGATCGGCGTTCCGGCGGCCGATGATGTGGCAATCGCCTCGCCCTGGGCGATCAGCTTGGCGGTGGCGGTCAAAAGCCCCGAGCGCTGCATCTGCCAAGAGAGCTGGTCGAGCACACAGCCGGAATACATCGCATAGCGCGGCACCTCGGGCATGGCAGTCTCGATGGACACGCTTGGCAGGGTCCAACTGCCCGACGTGAACACATGGGTATAGGGGCCGGTTCCGGTGGTAACCGGATCGCCAAATGCCGCCTTCAGCCAGAACCCGAAGGCTTCCGCATCGATCGGCACCACCACATCGCCGTCCGCCGTTACCGCATCTTTGATCGGTGCCAGCGGATCACGGCCATAGCCCAGCAATTCCGAGCCCAGCAAGGGTTGCTCCGCCCCCAGCGAGGTGCTGGCGAACGGCATCTGCATGTAACCGCTAAGCGGTGGGGTGCCATAAGTCGTCTCATACGCAGCCGCCATCAGCGACCGCGCTCCTTGTGCGCGTGCCATAGTGTGTTCCTTTGTTTTGTGGTGTCAGCCGGTGGAGGTCAGCCCAGCGGGTCGGCGGTGGTGTAGGTCAGGATGACGGGGACGATGGCGGCCTTCAGCGCCTCCGCCCCTTCAACCGGCAGATCGACCGGCTGCGGGGCTTCGGCTTCGACCCAGTCACATAGCCCGCCAAGGGTTCGGTCGGCCGTGATGACAGTGGCCAATTCCGCCAGCAGCGTATCAAAAGCGGCATCACGGGCGGCAGGTGTTTTGCCCTGCACGATCACCTCGATCTCGGCTCGGTGCTCATAGTGGTATTGCAGCGGTGACAGCGTCACCTCCGGCGTGCCGGGGTCGCCGTCGCGCAGGATCAGCAGGCCACCAGCGGGGATACGCTCGGGCAGGATCGCACCTCGCAGGATGGTCGCATTAGGCACGCTTTGCAGTGCCGCAAGCAGGGCTTGCAGGATGGTTTCTCGGGGTGTGGGCATGGGCTTGGGTTGCCTGTCGTCTTAAGGAACTGCTTTAGTGGTTTTGCTCTGGTTTGTGTTTCTCAAGGCTGGCGAGCTTTGTGGGCAGATCGCTTCTGCCGTGAAGAAAATCCACGATGATTATGCTGTTATTGTCCTCAACGAATACGATGAAATGCTGACCCGAACGGGAAAAGCGAAGATCCTCCTTCAAATCGGGATCAATCAGCGCCCGGCAGCTCTGCGATGTAACATTGCCCGACGCAATGCCGGAACAGCGGCCGATCAAATCTTCCTCATAAGCCTGCGCCTGACGCGGCCCGAAGGTTTCCAACGTCCAGAGGGCAATATCCAGAAGGGACGCCTCGGCCTGACGGGTCAGCCGCCAGGGTTTGGGCATCAGGCTTTCCCTCGCGCAGCAGCAAAGACCCGGCGGATGGCCTCTTCGCCACTCCCTTCTGCCAGATCACCGGCCCTAGCCTGAGCCAATCCTTCCGAGAGCTGATTGCGCAGAGCCCCGATTTCATTTTCCTCGCGCTCAAGAAGGCGCAATCCGGCGCGCAAGGCCTCGCTGGCATTCTGGTAACGGCCGGTCTCGACCAAACGGTCGACCAAGCTGGATTGGGCATCGGTCAGAACGACGTTTCGTGTGGCCATGGGGTATCCTTTCGCTTCATTGGCAATATATGCCAATGCCGGGCGATTGTCCACAATGCCGGAATTTTCCAAGTGTGGTTCACGCCTGATCCACCCAATTCGCCACAATCAATCTCGGCACGGACCCTGCTACCTTGTCCGCATCCCGCGCCAGATCGAGCCGTTTGCGCAGTTTCACCTGCGGCACCAGCAGGAAGATCGGGGCGGTGACTTGTCCGCGGCCGGTTTTGGAACGCGACGCCACCGCCGTGCCGCGCGTGTTGATCCGCGCCTTTTCGGCCACCAGAAGGCTCGGTCCGTTGCGGCGATAGATGAACCGCAGGCGCATGCCGCGGCGACGTTCCCATTCACCGGGGGTCAGCCGCGCGCCACCACGGCCCTTGCCGGCGGCCTCGGTCGGGATGGCCAGATAGAAGCCGAGTTTTGAGCGGATCAGCATGCCGCGATCATGGGCGTGGATGATCTTCGGGGCCTTCGACCAGACGAAGGCAGCGGCATCGAGGCTTTCGCCCCTTTCCGGATAGGTCTTGTTGCGAATGCTGCGCGCCAGCCGTTGTCCAAGGCCAGCGCCGGTGATCTGCCCGCGCCAGTCGGCCTTGAGATCACTGCCCGCCTGACGCATGGCGGCGGTGACAGCGCGTTCTCCCGCCAGAAACTCCGCCTGCATCATCTCGGCGAGATCCGGATCGATGTCGAGTTTCAGCTTCATGCCGGATGCACATCTATCGTCCAGATCAGCCGTTCCGCATCGCGCACCGGCTCACCCTGGATCAGAAACGCTTCGCCACCGATTTCCAGCCGGTCGCCGGGGCGCGGGCTGGCCACCTCGCTCACCCGCAGATCGAAGCGCTGGGTTTCCGACCAGAGTTTCGCCTCGCCAAAGCCGGTGATATTGTCGGCGCGGCGTGCCACCACACGGACAAGAACGGGCGTACCGCCCCCGGCCGTGTAGATGGCCTCAACGGCGATATTGTCGTCCGCGAACAATGCGTCCATGCCGATGGTAAAGGCGTTCATCAGGTCCGCCGTGCAGACCGCAGAACCTGCGGGCGGGTGCAGATGGGCAGCGGATTGCTTTCGATCTCGAGGCGCACCCACTCATCGCGATCCCGATCCGGGATGGAACGGGCGTAAAGCGGCAGGCCGAGGGTGTTGACGGTCTCGAAGGTATCCGCCGGGGCGTAGTAGATCTCGAACAGACCCTCGACGCCCTCGGGATAGAAGAACGCCTTGTCGACCGGCACCCCGAAGGCGGCATTGCCGCGATAGCGGCGGAAGTTGATGCCGCCAAAGCTGACCTCGTCGGACACCCGACTGCGCAAATCAGCTGCGGCGGCCGTGTTGAGATAGGTCTCGCGCACCTCCTTGTGCGCCACCAGATCGGCGAAGAAGGCCGAGCCGCATTCGGCGCGCAATTGCACGGCACCGGTGGACAACCCACCGAGGCTATCCTCGACACTTTCGATCAGGGCCTGACAGCGTTTGCGCAGCACGCCGGAGCCGGGATTGGTGGCGGCGAGATCAAAGTTGACCTCGGTGGCAGGCGTAATCGCGAATTCGGTGAAGTAATCGATGACGGTGGCCCCGTCCTTGGGATCGAGCACCTTGCCCTGAATGCCGTTCAGCAGGTGATATTCGAACGTCGCCTCGGCGTCGGTGCGCAGGCGACGCAGGCGGCGGGCGACTTCGGCCTGAATCTGCTGGGTCTCGCTATCGGTGCCAAAGGCGCGGATGCCCTGAATTTCCGAGGCCCATAGCACGTCCTGCTTTTTGAACTGGCGGCAAACAAATGCCCGCACATCACGGCGCTCCGGCACCTGTTGATCGTATGCCGAGCCACGTTCGGAAAACGGGATCAGCGACAGGGTGCCGTCGCGGGATTCAATCACGACGGTGCGGCTTCGCACGCCACGATCGGAGAACAAGCCGGAGCCCGACAGGGTTGCAGGCTTGAAGGGGATGTTTTCAAGCGCGCGGGTGAGCTCGATGACCGAAAAGGCATCGGTCTCGAAGATATCCATGGTGGCCATGAATGTGTTCCTTTCTTAACGGGTGAGAATGCCGACGGCGGCAAGCGCCGTATGGGCGGCGGTGATTTCCGGCGCTGTCGGCGTGCCGGTGAACACCAGATCATTGGCGTTAACGATGGCGGGACCGCGCAACAGCACAACCGCATCCACGTCTGACGCGGTGGCATCGGCCTTGCCCCAGAGCACAGCGACAGCGGTTTCCGTGCCATCGAGAGCCGCCGGATCATGGGCCGCGTATTTGCCCGAAGCGGTGATTTTGCCGAGCACGGTGCCAGGTTCCAGCACCGGATTTGCGCCGCCGGTGGCGAGGGTGACGACCTCGCGGCAATAATCGCGTGCGGCCTCCCAGGTAATAAAACCGCCTGCGTGGCGGGTTTCGGTCAATGTGGTCATGGTTGATTATCCTTTGCGTTTGAAGGTGCGGGCGATCACGTCGCCCCAGGGTTTGGCCTGAGGCGCAGGCCCCGGTTGCGGGTGGGTTGAGGAGATGTCGGGATCATCGGCGGCGCGGGCGTCGATCAGGACCTTGCGGATGTCCTCAAGATTGGCTTCAGCGGAGAGGAACGAGGCCGCCATCTGCGGTTGACCCGCGAGGCGGCAGAGATCGACGACAGTTTTGGCATAGGTCATGGCCTCGGCGCGGATGGCAGCGGGGTCTGGCTCGGGATCGGTTTCGTCCCCGGAGGAAGTATCCGGTTCAAGCCTTGCTTCAGGCTCCGGTTTCACCGCTACGGGTTCATCCTTCGCCTTCACCGCCTCGATGATTTCCGGCGGTGTGTTCTGGAACCGGCTCACATCAAAGCTGGCGGCCATCATGACCGGCTCGGCCATGGTATCAGCAAAGCCCATATCTAGTGCCTCGGCCGCATCCAGCCAGGTTTCCTTGGCCATCAGTTTCGCGATATCCTTTTCAGGCTTGCCGGATTTCGCCGCGTAACCCCTCAACAGGCTGCCACCGATCTTGTCGAGCGCCTCGGCCATCGCGCGCATGTCGGCCGCCGTGCCCATCACCATGCCGGAAGGGTCATGGATCATCAGAAAGGCGTTTTCGGGCATGATGATCTCATCAGCGGCCATGGCAATGTAGGAGGCGGCCGAGGCGGCAATGCCGTCGATGCTCACGGTGACATTGCCCGCGTGGCGTTGCAGCGCATTGTAAATGGCGACCGCATCGAACACCGACCCGCCCGGGCTGTTGAGCCGCAGAGTCAGCGGGGCCTTGTCAGGCAGCTTGCCAAGATCGGCCAGAAACGCCTTGGCCGAAACTCCATAGGCACCAATTTCGTCATAGATCGAGATTTCCGCGCCCTCGTTCAGGGCGCAGATCGAATACCAGTTGTTCATGGGGATTCCTTTGCTACTTTTGCTTTTCTTCGGGGTCGGCGGGTTTCACGGGCGTCGCCCGCGGCCCCTGCGTCTCGCCGGGGCTGGTGCTGTAATGCAGGCCCAGATCTGCAGCCCGCTTGGCATCCGCCGCGTTCTCGCGGTCGATTTCCTCGATATCGTATCCGGTGGCCTCAACCGCTTTGCGCCGCGACATCAACCCCGCTTCGATCCCGAGCAATTGCGCCTGAATGTCTTTCAGCGGATCGACCCAATCCCAGCGTGGCGGGATCCAGTGCACCGGTTTCGCCTTGGCCATATCGGGCAATTCCAGCGCGCCTGATAATGCCGCCGCCTCCAGCCAGCGCGTCCAGACCGGTCGGCAGAACTGATGCGCCATCACCCCATGCTGCAATTGCCCGATGCGGCGGCGGAACTCGACCAGTTCAGCGCGCAGACTCGAGTAATTGGCCTGGCGCACATCGCCGGTGACCAGATGATAGGGCAAACCAAGCGAGGCCGAGATCGCCAGCAATGTGCGATACTGGAACGCCTCATAGCCGCCACCCACATCGGCGGGGCTGGAGAACTTGATGTCTTCGCCGGGCAGCAGAACCTGCAAGGTGCCGGGTTCCAGACTGGCAATGCCAATCCCGGTTCCCTCGTCCTCAACCTCCCCCATCAAGGCCTCTTCGGGCGCGTTCTTGGTGATGAAACCCGCGAACATCGCAGCGGTTTTCTTGCGGTCGAGCTCGGCATCATCATATTGATCGAGCAGAAACAGCCGCACCATGGCAGGCGCTACATGCGGTAGGCCCCTGATCTGGCCCGCATCAATGGGGCGATAGATGTGCAGGACGTCCTCGGCGGGCACCCTTGTGGTGTCCGGAATGGCATCCCGCCGGTCCGTGCTGTCGCCGGGATGGCGGCGGCGAAAATGATAGGCGACGCGGCGGCCAATCAGATCGAACTCGATACCACAGCGGATGGCATTACCATTGGCGGCGGTTTCGGTTTTCTCGAAGGGGAGCATTTCCGACTGCAAAAGCTGCAATTGCATCGGCACCAACAAGCCGTCCTCGGCACGTCTCGGCCGGATGCGCACGAAGCATTCGCCCGCCACGAACATCTCGCGGGCAATCATGGCCTGCAGCCCGTAGAAATCCGTCAGCCCGTCGGCATCGGCCTGATCGGTCCAGGCCAGCCACAGGCGTTGGACCGTGTCCCGAAGCTCCGGCTCCTCGATCAAGGAGGATGGCTTGATCCCGTCGCCGACCAGATTGGCCGCATAGGCTTCGCAGGCATTGGCGGCGTAACCGTTGGTGACGACCAATTCGCGTGAACGCGCCAGCAGACGCGGTCCGCCCGAGGCCACCAGCGAGTTGATGTTTTCCAGCGGTGGTTGCCATCCCCGCAGACGACGGCGCGACATGGCTCCTTCGAGGCGGGCGCGCACGCCGCTTGGGCCGCCAGTTTCCCGGCGGCGAAAAGCATCAAACAGGCCCATTACAATCCCTTGCTTGTGGTCACGCGCACCTGTCGGATCACCCTGCGACCTTCGAGCGTGGCAATTTCCC